TTACTATGAAGATAGTAAAGACAGACTTGGCAAAGTACTTCAACTTGCCAAACCCCGGGCTGAATAGCTTTCTAGATAGAACGGAAAGAGGTCAACCCGACGATTACCGTACCCCGTTTTGGAACGGAGCCCCAAGAGCTCAAGTGCTCGAAATGTGGCAGAAGGTGGTTGACGCTAAAGACGTTAACTCTTTAATGCCTGGGTTGTACGAAATTGAACTGGAGCAGAAAGATAAGGTTGGGCCTTATTCTATCATGCAACCGTTCGAGAAAAGGTTGGATGACGTAACATCATATTTTACTCTACCTAAAGATGATGTAAAGTTAATTCCACGCGAAGTTATGCGAAAGGTCAAAGCAAAACTTCGAAGGGGGAGCTTATCCCTCTCCAGCTACAAGAATACAATCGCTGATATGAAACTAAATACCAACAGCGGTTCACCTGAGTTTGTACGAAGGAATTCAGTAGTTGATGAGACTCTAAAATTAATAGAGTCTGGGTATAATAACTGGATTGCGACATTGGGATGGCGTGGTCAATCAGGTGGTTTATCCAAAGAAGACACTAAGCAACGAGTTGTCTGGATGATGCCATTTGGGTTAAATATACTCGAATTACAGTTTTACAAACCTTTAATTAAGGCTTGGCAAACTGATGGGTTATTCCCAGCTCTCATCTCCTTGAGAGCAGTTGAGGAGCGAGTCACAAAGTTATTTGACACTAAGAATTCAGACGACTTAGTTATTGCAACTGACTTTTCCAAATTTGACCAGCACATCAACTCCCATCTCCAAGATGTAGGACTAGATTTGATATTGTATGAATTCGACCGACAATATCATCCTCAAATTAATAACGTGTTTCCACTTAAGTTTAACATTCCTATAGTTTGTACGAATGATATAACTGTGGAAGGTAGACACGGTATGGGATCAGGGTCTGGAGGAACTAACGCGGACGAGAACCTGATTCACACAGCCCTTCAACACACAGCCGCATTTGAAGCTGGACAAGATTTAAATCCTGCCTCCACTTGTCTAGGAGATGACGGCATTCTCTCATTTGATGGGATACAGGTCGAAGATGTAATATCGGCGTATACTGCACGTGGTTTGGACATGAATCCAGATAAGCAATATGCCGATAGACACTCGACATACTTTCTCCAGAGGTATTACCACGATGCCTATCGAGACGAGTCCGGAGTTATGTTGGGGGTCTACAGTACATTCAGAGCTTTGGGTAGACTGCTAGGCCAAGAGAGATTCTATGATCCTAATGTGTGGAGTAAAGAATTGGTAACACTTAGGGCATGGAGCATATTAGAGAATACATCGAATAGTCCGTTATTCGAGGATCTCATGGAATTTGTACTAAAGGGAGATAAGTTTAGGTTAGGACTTGATCTTCCAGGCTTTATCGAAAACATCACGGGGATAGTGGATAAAGCAAGAGACGCTGTACCAGACCTGCTAGGATATACGCAGGGCATGGAGTATGAAGGCAGAGAAATTGGTATTAAAGACTGGAAAGTCTACAAGTATCTGTACTCCAAAGCTAAGTAAGCGAACGTCTCCATCATGATACC